CAGCAGTTGGTGTGTTAGGAATGCCAAGACGCTTTGCGGTTGGCGATACAATCATTTCTGCGAGAGTAAAATGTTCAGTTAGTTGTGTCATTATCTTACTCCTTAGAATGGACCGAAGTCGTCGTCGCTATTTTTATACTTATCGACTGCTGCCATCAATCTGATTTCAGTATCTGCTTCGATAGAGTTTGCTTCAGCGATATGCTTATAGTCAGTCTTGCCCATTTCTTGGACCTTGACATTAGGATCGAACTCAGAAACTTTCATGTTCATCATTGTAGCAAATGCACCAACGAACGCACCGACAATCATCGAGAATGCTGGACCAATAATCTTGAAGATCTCATTGTTATCGATCATTGCATTTGGTAAAAACAATCCGATCAACATCATGATCACAACTGAAAGCATGATAGATCCCAGCGTAATTGCTGCCATCTTCATGATCATGATCTGGACTTTACCCTTTTCGATCTCTAGTTTTTCTAGAGAGTCGATAGTGTTCGGCACTTTAACAAAATCCAATAAACCCTTCATGTTACTTCCTTCTAATCAATGTAGCAGGTACACCTGCTTTGTTTTTCTTTTTATATTTTTTCTGTTGACTCTTGGTAAGTCCAGGTTCTGCTTGATTTGCCTTTGTTGGATGCGGAATACCAATCCCAGCAACCCCACCACCAGCAACACCCATCTCCTCGACAAACTGCTTGAATGACTGAATCTTTCCTGACTCGAGTTCTTCAGCAAGATCTTTAACATCTTGACGTTCTTGTGTCATGTAAAAAACTTCCTCTAATATTTCATCATCATATTCGATACCTTCCCGCACCAAAGCAACTGCTGTGGCGAACGAGAGGAAGTTCTTATTGTCCATAGGAACCTTCTCGATAATTCGTTTCAATCTAAATACCATTCTATGAAGTAGACTATATGCCTCTTGTTCTTCAGTAGTATTTAGTTCATTCTCTTTCTTCAATCGATTACCATGCTTATCGATCAATCCTAGACGAAATGCATCCTGTTGATCGAAAGGTGTAGTTAACAACCTTAGAATACGATATGTTATCAGTGCATCTACAAATCTAGACATTAAGTTCCCTTAACTTTGTAACTATTTTATGGTCTAAGTTGACCTCAACCATAGAACTACTTGTCATTCTATTGAGAAAGACAAGAAATGTTTTCAAGTAGTGCCAATATTTCTCTTCTATTTTGTAAAACAGCATCTTAGTTGCCGCATTACCAAACACATTATATAAAACAATTATATGATTCAAAATCAAACGTTCATTCAAGACATCAGTTTTTTCATATCTCTTGAACAATCGTTTTATATATTTGAATCTCTTCATGTCTTCTTCTAAATCAGGCATCCCATTACAACTGGGATTGTCATAATTTTTAATAGCATAAATCAAGAAGGTATCATTATTTAGTTCAAGCATGTTATGTAACTGTCGCCGTTCCCCCGAGGAAATACCAATTTCCTGCCAAGAACATAAGAGTAGCAGTTTTACCTGCAGCATTAAACACAATGGAAGAGTGACCGATATTCGAACTGATTGTCAGTGCATGACTACCTGAATTACTTACCATTACGATAACTTTAATTTGACCATCTACACCATCAGGGATAGTCAAAGTTCCAGCACCATCAGGTGAATTGATTCTGGTTACTAATGTAGAAACGCTGATGGCACCAGCAGAACTCATTGTCTGCACGGTGCCACCAAGAATCAGATCGTCTTCCAGAACTACGGGAACTGGAATGCCACCAAACAAATTGGCAACAGTAACCTTATGATCATATGGACTTGTATTTGGTTTCACGAGATACAGGACGTCGGTTGGTGAGACCGACGTCGCTGGATTCATGGCGGTTACTTTACTGTCTGCCATTTATTAGTCCTCTGGGAACGCAATATCATCAGCAGCATCACTAGTGATACCGTTCTTCGAAAGTGCAACCAGAACTTCATACTGGATACGACCAGCATGAGCACCAGTTAGAACCTTGCGATGTACCCAACCAGTGTGAGCAACAGCACCAGATTCTGCCTCGTCGATACCTTGGTTTACACCAAGAGCAGCACGAGCAGTAGCAGTTGTTGCAGTCTGAAGATCGAAGTACTGGACATCGTTACCAGTACCAGTTAGGTCAAGTTGACCAGTTGATGCGAATGTTTGCGAGTTGTTACCTGTGCCACTAAGGTCGATAGCATCACCACCCAAAGTCAGTGCTAGTTGGAATGTATCGTTAGTCTTATTAACAACAAAGTAATCATTACCCGAAGTCAGACCAGTAATACTGGTACCACCTTGGTTGCTGTAGTTAAGTTCTGCACCATTAACTAGGCCATGTGCATTTGAAGTGATGACATTAGTAGTTGTGTTAACCGCAGTAGTAGCAATTACCATAGTAGCAACAGCATTCGCACCACGAGTGGCACTGTTATACAGCATGAAAGTATTTGTAGTTACTTGTCCTGGATAATAGGATGCCGCATTTGTTAGTCCAGCAATTGCAGTACCACCATTATGATAATACTTGAGGTGCTCACCAGCAGTTAAACCGTGATTGGCATAAGTGAGAACATTTGTTGTAGTGTTAACACCAGAAATAGGCACAGTTCTGCGTGGAACTGAAAGATTTACAGTTGGAGCAGTTTCATATGAAGAACCATTGTTTGTTACAGCGATTGCAGTAACAGAACCAGCAGCAATAGTTGCAGTTGCCGCAGCATCAGCGCCACCGCCACCAGAGAATCCTACAGCAGGTGCTTCAAGGTAACGTGTTCCACCTTGGATTAGAGCAACCGCTGAAATATAACCACCTGTTTGGTCACCATGGATTTCGTCGCTTCTTACACCGAATACTTGTGTTGATTCGAAGTCAGTTGTCGCAACAGAAGAAACAAAGGTTGGTTTCTCGTGGATTCTATAACTCTCATCACCAGTAAATGCAGTCAGAGTCGTACCTGGATTCGCGTTAATTACAGTAGCAAGTGTATCACTAGTAACTGCGATTGCAATCATTTCCTGATTGCCACCCGTTGAAGAAGCGCGAACAATGTCACCGACAAACAGTTCTTCAGTAAACACGGTGTCGGTACCCGTTAGAGTTCCGCGACCAAGTGCAAGTGGCAACGTGAACGTATGCGAAGAACCAATACCATCAGTTGATACGATTGCTTCAGGAACGTTGCGTAGCGCACGGTCTTCTGTGGAAGCAAGCATGAAAGTGTCTGCTGTTACGTTAGTAACATAGTATGTGCTACCAGATGTTAGACCAACAACCGAAGTTCCTGAACCGTTTGAATATACAACAGGATCACCAAGTTGGAATGGATGACCTGCCGAAGTGTATACGCCAGCAGCATGACCTGTCGCGGCGTTGAATGTGATAGATGGTGCAGATAATGCTACTGTACCATCCGATGATTTATTATCTGATTTACCCCATGCGGACATTAATTGTCTCCCTTTTTAAATTCTAGATCTACGTGATTGAAAAATTCTTTTCTTTTCGATTCATCAAGTTCCGAGGGAGACTTGACGTTATATTCTGTAAGAGCAGTTTCAAATGCAGTCTTATATGACTCGTTCATTTTCTTTACTGCATCAATATCTTCTTTAGTCAGTTTGTTAACTGCTCTCGAGATACCCTTTTCGCGCTTGCCCATATCCTTGAAGTTCTTGCTTGACTTTTCATCAGCAGCAATCTTCAGACCAGCAGTAACACCTTGACTCCCCATTTTTGTGGCAGCCTTGTTGATGTAACGACCCATCGTTGCCTTTGACAGTTCGTCAAGGTTTTCGGACTCTTCCTTGGTCAACTTCTTGACTGCAGTTTCGATACCTTTGTGGCGCTTAGACAACTTCTTTTCCATATGCTTCGAAGGACTACCAGCACCTGCTTCTTTGTATCCTTGTCTCCAAGCAGTTAGATCGATAGAGTTTTTCGCTTTGTTAATATAGCGACCTGCCATTGCTTTCGAGATCTCATCGACTTGTTCGACTTCTTCTTTGGCAAGTTTATCAGCAGCTCTTGTGATTCCTTGTGAACGGTTCTTGTGAAGACGTTCTGCCTTATCATAGGTTGCCTGATTGAATCTCTTACCGAAGTGTCCTGTTTCACTGTCACCTTGGTAAGCAGCGATTTTTGTCAGAGGAACATTCTTTGGATCCATTACATTCTTTGGTTTTTCAGCACCAGATGCCTTCTTGATGTAGGAACCCATGGTCTTCTTTGAAAGTTCGTCGATCTGCACTTCTTCTGTGGCAGGAACACGGACATACTTCGATCCAGGTTTTGCTGTATACTTACGGACTGCCATGTCAGTGCCACGCATACGCTTATCTGATTTGCTGTAGTCACCCTTTTCTTGAGCAGATTTGTCTGATTTCTTATTGGCAGAAAGATACGTCAGCATAGTATTCTTTGAAAGTTCGTCGATCTGCTCTTCATTCATCTCGCCTTGCATGTAGTTGCTTGCGGTTGAGATATAATCTTCTGCCAAAGTAATCTTCGACTGAACCCACTCAGGGAGATTGGTGTCATCGGAAAGCATATCATGCATACGTTGCGAGTTAGCAATGATTGACTTCAGTTGACCCATTGCCATGTCACCTTCGTAGTCATACTCTGTCTTTTCTTTTGCTTCAGTAGCATAAGTCTTAGCACCAGCACGTGCTTTATTGAATACAGTGTCATCGCCGAGAACAATGAACATCATCGAACTGATGAACATGTTCATTACATCACGCTCAGCACCCTGAAGTGACATACCAGCATGCATTCTAGAAATGGCACGCTTCAAAAGTGGCAGCGAACTTGTTGGCATCAAACCAGCACGAACTAACTGGTCGAGTCTGCCGTCCATGTCCATCGCTTCAGTCATTGTTGACCTGATAACTTGTTCTAGTCTCATTAAATGATTCCTCTAATCTTTTATCTATTTATATTACTTTGAGGTTGCGAGAAGCATCCAACCATGCTTAGCATGAACATCAAGACGCCCTTCGATATGATTAACAAGACCTCTGTTACCCTCTGCTTCCGCCAATTTATGTGCAGAATTTAATGCTTCTATGACAGAACCATTAGCATCAATAAGATCCGCGAGCATACCAGCAACATCAACCCCAAAGATATTTGATTCTTTAACTGTTGTCATTGATGTGAGTTCTGTCATATTATATGGCACATAATCATCTAGCGCACGAATCTGCTCAGCAATCTGATCAACTGCAGCGAATAGTTCTTCATAGATACCAGAAAAGAAGTCGTGCATCTGGGAGAAGTCTTTGCCTTCTACATTCCAGTGATGCCCATGCGCTTTAAAATACATCGCAAAAGTATTTGCGAGCACTATCTTCATTGATGTGTTCAGTTCATCCATATTAACAATTCCATTTTCTTAGTGCTAGTGCTTTGCGAGTCGGGCGACCCTTTTCATCTTTCATTGGACCTTCGACGCCAGACATTCTAGCGCAGAAAGACTTGCGACGATTCGCTGCTTTGCTGCCTGCCTTCAACTTCGAAGGTTTGGTTGTTACTGGTGCCTGTAGATTGCCGCCATACTTGTTGTTGTAATAGTCACGACCCTTCTGAGTCAGACCACCAGTGGAACTCTTATGACCTTTACCGTCAACTGCTGCTTCAGTTATAAATTCTTTGAAAGATAACATTACTTTTTCTTTCTAGTTCTGCTGTTCTTGATTCTTGATTGCTCAAGTTTACGAACTGCTGGCATGACTCTAACAGATAGACGAGCAACCATTGGTGCCATACGCTTTATCTGTCCTTCAAGACGTGTCTTTTCTGTTGCCGAAACAGTAGAAATATCTCTGTTGCGCAACAGTCTCTTGTATACCATGCGTCGAGCAGCACGAATTGATCTAGATTTAAGTTTTTCTGGTGAAGACACACGCTTGATTGCAATATTTCTTGCCATCATACGACGACTCTTTGTGCGCATCGCATTGAATTTTTTCTTGAGACGACCAGCAGGAGTAATACCTTCCTCTAGTTCTTCGCCTTCTTCATCAGGCGACTCATCATATTCAATTTCATCTTCGTCATAGAGATCTACTAAATCATCCCACGAAAGAGCAAGGACATCTGCTTCCAGTTCTTTTTCGAATGCTTCTTCATCGAAATCTTGGAATCGGATATCTTCATCATCGTGTGAAATTACTGGTGAGATTTGATCGCCCGAACCCTTGTGCGCTTCATAGGAATCAACATGGTGAGTTCCCATTTCTGCGGTGTCGCACATCTGGCAGCAATCAGGAGTTCCGCAATTCTCATGCGCTTCTTCAGCAATTGTTCTCATAAACTCAGCGTGAGATTTGTGAGCACGCTTCTGTAGTGCTTCTTTTTCGATAGAAGACTTGGCAGAGTTATACTTCGACATGAATACATCAGCATGGTTAGGAGCAATTGTATGATGTTGACCATCTTGGAAGTGAACCTTAGAACCAATGCTTACTGCTTTACGAAGTTGCATTACAAGATGCGGTGGTTCTTTTGCTTTTTCTGCTTCTTTTTTCTTGGCAAGAGTTTTCTTTGCTCGTGCAATATTCTTAGGATCTGCCAGTGTTTGTCTGACTTTTGATTGGAACTTAGCACGTGCCTCTGCACCCTTGGCAGAAATCTCAGCAAGATAACCTTCTCTGATGCCACCGCAGTATTGAGTAGTTACATCGTCGTAGCGTGGATCGAAAGATGGGATCTTATCTGCTGTCATACCTTCTTGTCCTGGAGTCATAGCAGCATACTTCTTGCGTAGTTCTGGACGACCCCATTCGTTGTCCTTACCCAAGACTTCATCAAGTTGAACACCCTCTGGAAGAATGCTCGACTTAGTAACCTTCGACTTGAACATCTTGTGATCAACGCCGACACGCTTTGCTGCAACCTTGTGAGCATGAGCAGTGTTCTGCGCCTTAACGTGAACCGAACCAGCAGCGACTGCCTTACCAGCATGTTGCTTAGGGAAGTCTACCTTCCACATGCCATGCGCTTCTTCAGTCTGCGATGCCTTCAAGTCTGCTGCTGATGGCGCACCCTCGGATCCAGGTTTGCGCATACGCTCACCCGATCCTGCTTTAATGCGCTTACGCTTGGCATGAATGTTATCCCACAGTCCACGCTTTTCTTCGAGTTCCGATTCTTCCTTGACAGCATTCTGACGAAGACTCTTGTAACGACGGATAGCAGATTTGCGCTCAGCAGAACCACTAGGAGTTTTTATAAGATCAGCATATGCTTTCTTGATTTCTGGATTAGTCACACCTTCAGTAATCTTTGCGTTCAATGGTTTGCGACCCTCTTTCTCAGTTGCTTTCTTATATGCGACATCCATGTCTTCGTCTTTGTCACTCTCTTGTGGTTTCAGACCAGGATTTGGGTGATAACCATAATCACCCTCTTCTGGGAATCCCTCTCTAGGATACTTCTTAGAATCTGCTTCATCAAGACCCTTCTTGCGTCTTTGAGCAGCAGTGAAATGATCAGGCGTTCCAGTATCTGGATCCATCTTTAGTTTGGCACCTGCTTTTTTTGCAACTGCTGCCTTTGCTTTGGCAAAAATATCGGTTGCTTCAGGCACGCAGTTAGGAACCTGACGTCCACCCTTCTTCTTCATGCCTACCATCTCGTATCCCTTCCAGCAAGGATCGTCTTGTTTTCCTGGTTTACCGATATACTTTTTTTCTGCCATTATTTTTTCGCTTTCTTGTTTAGTTCGTCGATCGCTGTCTTGTTATCCGCAATCCATTTCTGAAGAGCAATCAATTGCTCGGCGTTTGCTTGACAGGTTGCGTAGTTTCCGATGATGGTGAAGAGGGCTTGATTGTCTGCAATACCTGAGGGGGACGCATCAGAAGCTCTGGTGGCGTCGGCATTACTGCCTGTGGCACTAGCGTCGTGCGTGAACACCCAACCATTAGAAAGGACAGACTGAGAAGGCACAACAGTTTTGGCGACATCGCGATAGACATATTCTTTTTCCCTAATTGTATTTACACGGTCAACATATTGAGTCACCACTTCTGTGGAGATCTCTGAATTTTTCTTTTCCATTTCTGCAGTTAATGTTGCATTCTTAGCAGCAAATCTTTGCAGTTCCACTTCGGCATGAGCAGATCCCTTCATGTAACCAAATACAAATACACCAAGTATCAAGGCAACACCTGCCAGTAACTTATATGGTAATGGGATCATACCGAACATATCAATTTCCTTTTCCTATATTTATTCTTCTGGATTTGCTATCAACAGCAAACTATATTCGCAGGTTGCCGCAGTACCAGAGTTTGATGCAATCATTGTAACATCTAAATCAGTCTTTTCTGGAAGCATAAGCGGAACAGCAAATGTATAATCAAAGGTTGACTGGTATAATAAGAATGTCATTGCATGTTGAAACGACGAACCATATGGACGATACTTGAAGTATCCTTTACCGTCATTGCCCTTACCAATATTAGCAGTTCCTTGCAACATGTATCCAGTATAACCAGCAGGAATAGTATATTGTGCACCTTGCGCAATACCTGTTTGTGGTGCAATATGACCTACGCAGGTTCCATTTCTGTTAGCATGGATTTCACCAACATTTGTATTCGATGTTCCACTGTAATGTAGGTAATTCAAACGAGCATAAGAAAGAGAGGTGACAACAGGAGTTGTACCGTTAAGAGTTATGGTTTCAGTTTGTGATGCAAATGTAGATGCATTCAATCCCTCAATAAGAATTGTTCCTGTGTCACTGGTAGAGGAACTGACAAGACTCAACGTTCCAGGTGTAGACCATGCTGACCAAGGATATATTTCAGAGTGCGACCAGAAACTTTCTTCTGTACCATTAGCAAATGCCTCGTTATATCCTGCCTTGAACACCCCTGACATACCAGGAACAAGACCACGAGCAACGTTTAGTCCGAACGTGCTATTCTCAGAAACAGCAGCACCACCTGCTTGTGTGACGGGAAGAGGATTAGCAGTTGTTACCAACTCGCCATCTGATGTTACAAGACCATGGGTCTCATAGAATTCGTCATTAACTCTAATCTGTGCCATCTTAGATTCCTAGAAATTGTTTGAATGAAACTGACTCTTGGATTCCAAGACCCCTACGAACGTCTTTATACATCTCACGTTTATGTGCTGTTGACATAGAACTTGGTGCCATTGAATGAAAAGTTTTCTCATCACCAGAAGATGCTGCCTTGCGCATCTTAGTAGCAGATGCACCAGCGACGCCTTCATCAGCATCAGTTCTAGTTCCACCCACTGTCTTTACTTTAATCGAATCAAACTTGTAATGACCATGGCGACTTTCGACATCATTATACTTGTGTATTAATGCATGATACTCATGCGCTCTATCAGATCCAGCGTGAACGACGAGATGCTTGACGCCCTGACTATGCAACTTAGACAGTTGGTGGAGCAGAGTCGGTGCACCCTTGCTCATTGCTTCAATATTTGCAGATGGAAATGCACGCTTTAGATGCTTTACTTTTTGCTCTGGCGTCAGAGGATTTTTATTACCATCATGTGTTGCAGTTGTTAGGATTGTGTGGTGAGCATTATCTGCCTTTGCGGCATTTAAAACATGGTTGATCATAAGCGCATGTCCAGCATGAACAGGTGCGAATCTACCTATAGTCAAGTGATGCGTTTCGCTCATTATCCTTTGCTCGCTCTCAAAATTTCACTGCGAGCACGATTTGCTGCTGAGAATCCTTGGCGGTCAACAACCTTTAGACCATTGAAAACATGACCTTCACCACCTGCTGCAGCACCTGCGATAGATGTAGTGAAACCACCTGCACCAGAAGAATCTAATCCTCTCGAAAGGTGATTAGTTGCCTGTTGCAAGTGGTGATGTATTTCTAAGGTATCATTGAATTGCTTTTGGTGTTTGGAGACATGATCAATCATGTCATCCATCACCTTTTTCTTAGCAGACTTCGCCTTGTCAGTTTTAACTGCATCAATCTTTTTCTGATGCCACTTGGCAAGATAACTTTTATACCCCTGTGTCGAGGGCGTATCATCAGAAGTAATAGTTGAATTAATATACTGTCTAAGAGTTCGCTCATGCCCAACATGATGATCATATGTATGCGACGCCATCATTTGTTCTGCCTTTTTCAGATGTTCATCTGCTATAGACTTATATTCTTTCGGAACAACTGCGTGGTCTTTCGACACAAGATGTTGAACAAGATGAACATCAGGATGATGGTTGAAACCAGTCATATTTGTCAGAGGTTTTGCACCTGCTGATGTAATCTTAGTGTGAATAACAGCACTTACTTTAGATTTAGCAAGTGCTTTACCTTCAGGACTATCAGCATCCGTCGTATATTTAATTGTGTTTGGTGTGTGAGAAATCTTCCCATTCTCATGTTCTCTAGATTCACGATCTGACATGTATCCGCCTTGATACTCACCTGGAGTGTGCGGAATAACTTTAGGAAGATGTTGTAGAAGTAACCCAAGTGGTTTAGCGAGATATGGTTTATGACCATGCTGCTTTTCGATATCATCTTGGGAGAAATTGTAAGAGGAACCTGTCCCCTTATACTTAACACCGACTTTACCATCTGCTCTACGAATAACATTGAATGACATTTTGTCATCAATCTTACGAGTCATGGTTGGTGCTTTGCTGGCGGAAACCTGCTTCAGTGTTTTAAGCGCATGCTTTGCTGCTTGTGGTCCATCAAATAGTCTATCGGATGGATGCTCAATGTGAAGAATTGCTGCTTCGGAAAGGAATGATAAGAAACTTTGCATAGGGATCCTAATATAATGTTACCCCCTATTTATAACAATTTCTTCCCATGTAAAATTCAATTTAGTATCTTTGTGCACAATAGATTCTATGTCAAATCGCGGAGTATATAATAACATGTTCTCGTCGTCATAAACTGGAATCTTAATAGTATCATCTACTCTTGCTTTTCTACCACCACGACGACATGTTAGATACATCCAATCTAAATTAATCTTTTGGTAATCACGTTCGAGTTGAGATAAAAATTCACGATCTCCGTGATGAAATGGCACGAAAGATTCATCATATCCACCAGAATCTAAGAAAAGTTTTCTGGGTATCATGAATTGATTTAATGCCATATACGAATCCCCTCGACCTTTAAACTTGGCATTCAGTTCATACCAAGAATCGAGATCGAGGGTTTCGTTTTGCAATCTTTTGAGATCGGATGGTTGTAATGTGTAGTCTATATCTAGAAACAATAACCAGTTAGATTTTGCTAATCTTGCACCAAGATTGCGACATCCATGACCGTTGAATCCAATATCTTCAGTAACTCTATACAATGAAAAATTAATATTATCATTTAATGTGTGTTCTTTAAGAACATTTTCTGCAGGTTCTATCTGAGACCCGTCATCAATCAATATAATATTTACTGGAGTATTGTAGTTGTTCCATCTCTCGATCTGAGTTTCGAGATAGGATCTTTCATTGTAATACGTGTGAATTATTGTTATGTTATTGCGCAACAATTCCCGCCATCTCCTCGGAGGCATCGACGATGGTCAAGTCAGTCGCAGGAAAATCCACTGATTGTGTCAAGTGATGCTGCATGTATTCATTATGTGTCATGAATCCATCCATATAAAGTTGCCATCCCGAAAGAGTTTCGTGGAGTTGCGGATAATGATTCTCAATCATGTGTCGCTTAGAATCCATTACCTTACCGATCTCTGCCAGTGTTGGTTCGTAATCAAACCGAGCGATAACATATTCTTTACCACCAGATGCTCTCCACAGAGGCATGTCTTCGGTTCCTGCATTGGTCCATACCAGTGTGGTTGCAACCAACTTCAATTTCAATTCTTGTGTTTCAGTTTCTTCAGTCATAATCTATCCTCTTATTAAAATGGTGATGCCAGTAGGATTCGAACCTACGACCTAGAGCTTAGAAGGCTCTTGCTCTATCCAGCTGAGCTATGGCACCAATTACTATTCAACTATACTATACTTATTAGAATTTGTCAACGGTTTTCTCGGAATCTATCTTTTTCAGGATAAACAAACCATCCTGTTGCAATATATTTTTTTCCAACTAGATCTGGATTTGCTCTATGAATGTGGGTATACGCAGCGGGCCATATAACCAACGTTCCAGCAGTCGGCGTGAACGCTAATTCCTGATGTTTGAATTCAGTTTTTCCACCTTCTTCTACATCATTTAAGTATAGCATCCAAACTGCAAATCTTCCTGGAGATTGTCTACCCGAACCTTGTTCGTGGTGCCATTGATGAAATCCTCCGCCTGTGTCAGAGCGCTGGAATTTCCATCCTGGTGAGACGACTTCAAAAAAAGATTTAGAAGTTGCAGAATATGAAATATTATACTTGCGCCAACACCGTGCCAACGCTTCCATTATCTTATCTTCCGATGTTTTCAATGAACCATATTTGCTGGTAAATAAATTCCAATCGGTTCTAGAACTATCGTCAGACAAAATACAACCATCCCCAGGATCTGGGCGCGAAATGATATCATCGATTCTATTGCATGCCTCGGCGCAATCCTCAGCAGTCAATACGTTCGGATACAGTTCTATAAAATTAGAAGTCAAATTTAGACATCTCCCTCGTTCGAGATCCAGATGGAGTTCGCTCAAATACAGGAACAGCATCTTGTCCTGAATCGGTGATACCTTGTTGAGCAGATAACTCTAGATCATACAGTTTCATTTTACCACGGTCGATCCCAACCATGAACCTTTTATTTATAGCAGGATCATTATAGCGATTCTTCAACTGCTTGACCATAAGTTGCCCCATGTTCTCGAGTTCTTCAGTAGAGATGAGAGCAAACATCAAGTCAGCAGTCGCTGGCAATCCGAATGATTCCGAAGTATCAGTCAGATCCACATCACTGTTCGCATATCCACCACGAGTAGTTTGGGTGGCAGAAACAACAGGTAAATCAAACTCAACTGCGAACCCACGAAGTTCTTCAGCAATCGCCTTGACATATGTATAAGAGTTGACACCAGCACCTGCTTTGAATCGACTGGATGCACAGATGTTAAGATAATCAACGAAAATAATATCAGGATTAAAGTTGCGCTTCAGTTGTAGTTCGTTTAGCAATGCTTTGAAGTGACCGACATGCGCACTAGCAGTAGGATACTCCTTGATGATCAGTTTACCTTCAGTCTTTTTCTTAATCTTATCAATCCGATTATCGAACATGGACTTTGACAGATCCTTTAGATCCTGAATGTTTACGTTCATCAAGTTCGCATCGATACGTTCAGCGATACGTTCTTCTGCCATTTCCATGGTGATATACAGAACGTTCTTACCCTGACCCAAGGCACCTGCTGCCATGTGACACATGAACAAAGACTTACCAACACCAGTGCCAGCAAGCGCAATATTCAAAGTCTTATTTGGCAGACCACCATTGGTAATCTTGTTGAACATGTCAAGATCGAAAGGTAACTTGTTCTCGACACGATGATAATAGTCATATCGCGAGTCAGAATTATCAAGGTAATCGTGCCCGACGTTATTGTCGAAACAAACACTCAATGCATCCTGAAGAATGGACGGGATACCATCCTGAGTGTGTTGCTTATCATCACCATCAATAATCTGAATCGATTGCATGATTGCATTGTAAACTGCCTTGTCCTTACAGAACTTCTCAGTTTCTTCAAGCAACCACTTCTCATTCACATCAAGAGAATCATCAAGATGCGTCAGTTTCTCATTGATACTTTTAAATTCATTTTCGTTTATACCACGGTCATTCTGCACTGCGATTTCAATTGCTTCGACTGTCGGCAGTGAATTATACTTCTCGATAAACTCTCTGGCATAATTAAAAATCTTGCGCTCGGAAGTATCGTGGAAATATTCTGGTGTTATGAATGGAATTACCTTGCGAGCATAGTCTTCATCAGAAAACAATTTACTCAGTATAATCGTCTCGATCTTCTGCAACTTTTAAATCCTCTATTTCATCATATTCATGTGCAATTTTAATGCAACATGGTTCACAAACAAAGATCTCATACTCGAGACCCTCTTCGATACCGTGAAGGCAAATAGCAGGGTCGTTCTTTTTCAGAGCGACCCCGCATTGATCACATATCTTGATTTTCGTATTCTTCTGAAATATCTTCATCAGAAATGTCCACATTGTCACCCTCCATCATTTGTCCATTGCCCATGCGATAACGATTTTCAATCCACTCGCCGAACGTTGGGTCGGTCAGAACAGGCATCCAGAATTCCTTATTGTAAGTATCATTCAGACGATACTTCTTTTCTTCGCCAGTCTTTTGATACCAACCATTAGAAGGTTTAGTAACGTGCCCAGATTCCAGTGCAATGTCTAGTAGACCAGACCACTTACTGATACCACCTTCGAAGGTAACTTCAATCGGAATCTTAGACTTCTCGCGAACGTAACGAGACTTCTCGACATTGATAATGAAGTTGTAACCAATCACCTCTGTGCCTTGCTTCTCTTGCTGGCGACCAATGATGAAGATGTTATCAGCAGAGTAGTAGATACCAGTTCCACCTGACACGATTGCCTTGGGGAACATACCAATTTCCATGTAAGTATGATTGACTACGACCATAGGAATATCCTTAATGGTAAGGTGCGGTGTGATCATACGGAACAGTGACTTCATCTGCTTGGCACGAGTCATGTCAGCAACTGATTTACCGTCGAGAGCATCATCGACTTCCTTCTTAGATGCCAAGTTACCAACAGAGTCAACAACAATCATAACGTTATCGCCACGTTCAAATTGATTAATCTGCTGCATCACATCATGCTTCAACTGTTCAATGTCAGTGATTGGTGTGTGAATAACCATGTCAGTATTAATACCAAAGTTCTCGAAGTATGATTGTGGTGCACCAAACTCAGAGTCATAGAACAGAATGACACCATCAGGATACTTTGTTTGGAAACTCTTGACTAGCATCATCGCGAACGCAGTCTTGAAGTGCTTCGATGGACCAGCAAAGACAGTCAGACCTGGAGTCAGACCGCCATCAAGTTTACCAGACAGGGCGACATTCAACGCAGGAACTGATGTCTGGATCAGATCCTTCGTACTAAACAACTTACTCTTAGAGAGAACGTTAGTCTCTTTAATAGTGCTGTTCTTTTTAATTTTATCAATTAGTGCATTCATCCAAATAAATCCTCCAGTGTTGCGGTCTTTTCAGTTTCCCAACCAAGACCTTCAATAATTTGTTTAATCGGTTCCAAGAAACTCTTCTCGAACATTGTATTATAGTCTACATATCTATGTATGTCAAGCTCTTTTGGTATTTTACCAATAAATGCAATACAATTTTCACGAATAGTATTCGGTTCCTTTAAGTATAGAAACTTAATCTTCTCTCCTTCTTGTATTTCTTCATACTTCATAGTAAGATTATGTTTCTCAAGAAGATGATTATACATCAACGCACCACGAACATGCATTGGTGTTCCCTTAGCATAGATGTCTGCTCGTGACGTATACTTCGCCAATCCATTTACGCTCCGAGGAAACGCAATCTGTTCAGGTTCCATTTTATTGAATAGTGCACGAGTATGATCAATAAACTGTTGAAGAGTATGTTCGTCTGTCGTCAAACAAAGTCTTACTGCTTCCTTGAGACTTTCCCGAACAGGAGCAGGAGTCGAGGAACGAACAATCTCGAGACCCATGACTTTGAGTTTCGGATCTTTGTATCGGACGCCTTCGTTATCGTAGACATTGAGCGCATACCTTTTCTTTGCAACCCAGAGACCACGTTCCGCGATTGCCTCACGTTTGAAGATAATCTTCTTTTGAAATGCGTTCGTGTAGTTCGCAAGTTGATCGCAACTTTTGTTGATTGTCTCTGTGATTTTCTCTTCGCAGATTTTATCGAGAACATCAATGAGTTTATCGCGATCCAGATTGCCATAATACTTACGAACAAGAGGGTCCAAGGAAATGTAACAAGAATCAGTATCAGAGTAGAAAGAGTAGTTGTGTCCATTTGTTCCCACGACCTTGTTAAGATATTCGTCCAATGCTTCACCGACTTTACGGATGATAAACTGACCAGTCATAGTGATTCCCTCGGCAATACGAGAATCATAATAACGGAAGTATTCGTTACCCCATGCACCGAACAACGAGTTCAACTGAATTTTTCTTGCCATCTGAAAGTTGTTATACTTTGAGATGTCATTCTTCAGTTTGGGATTCTTAGTTTTTTCGTATTCTTTCTCTGCTGCAATCATCAGTTTCTTGTATCGCTGACGATCGTCGAAGAATTTCTGAACAATCTCAGGAAACTTACCTTGCTTCTCGCGAGTATAGCAGTAACCATTCGAAGTCATGGTATAGTCTTTGTCTTTAAGATCGGAAAGATCGTATCGATTTTCCAACAAACCATTTACCGTGGTATCTTTGACTTCACCTTGAACAAACGTTTCGGGTGACTGATTATACTGCATGATAATTGATGGATACAGCGAGGTCGCATCGAATGAAACCACCCAGTCATACTGTCCTGGTTTTGGTTGCTGAACGTACGCACCTTCAATAGATCGCCCACGATTCTCTTTCTTCTGAGGAATCTGAATATTCTGATTGTGAAGGTGGTTATAGATGATACAATCCCAAGTGCGAACCTGAGAGAATACATCGTTGAAGTTACACTTAGCATCGTATGCCATTGTAAGAATCAACTCGACCAGTTTCATCTTATGCTCTAGAGCATCGACGATCTCAACGTCTCGAACGTTATACTCTACAAATTTCTGCCAGTCCTTAACATAAAATTCGCGGAAAGTCTCATATGGATTATCCATCTTCTTAAGACCAAGTTCCACCTCGCCAATGTAATCAAGTTTATAACTCTCTCGGCGAGTATAGGTAAACTTTTTATAGAGATCGATGTAATCAATAATCGCCACACCAGTAATTTCATACGACACATGTTCACGACCCATGATCGTTACATTCTTACGGCGAACCAATCCCCAAGGAGAGAACTTCTTTTTCATTGTGTTATCTTCTTCGGTGCAGAACAGACGTTCAACACGAGAGATTAGATATGCAATATCGAATAGGTCGCAGTTCCAACCTGTAATAATGTCAGGGTAATTCTCAGAATAGAAACGCAGAAAAGTTTCTAGTAGGTCGCGCTCATTGTCGCACTTGACATACAAAAACCTGTTGCCTTGGGCGCGAAGTTTCTCGATTTCCTCACACTTGTCATCAAAATCCTTACACCCAAAGGTTACAATCTGGCGAGTGATGAGATTCTTAACCGTGATCAGGAGAATTTCTTCTATAGGATTTTGAACATCAGGAAACCCATGTTCCGATGACGTTTCAATATCGATAGTCTGAATGTTCAGTTGGGAAATATCCCACTGAATTTCTCCAGGATACTTCTTTGTAATGTATTGGTAACCATAGTTGGTCTGCCCAAAGATTTCAAAGTTGTCTACTTGACCGTATGCCTGGACAAATTGCTTGGCAGCATTGTTATCTTCAAAGTCAATCGGTTGGAGGTTGTCTCCATACAAAGACTTGTATTCTGTTTCTTCACCACCCTTGGATTTTACAAACAGGGTGGGACTAAAGTCATCTCGTTTGGTAAAACGCACACCGTTATGGACGCCTCGGACTAAAACCTTGGAACCATATTGGTGTGCGCATGTATAAAACTTCATAAAAATCCCTCATCATCAAATACTACTATACTATAAAACATAACAAAAGTAAAGGGATTTATCGTAACTTATATCCTATCTTTGCTTCTAACTCTTCCAGTTTCATAGTTGAAACCTGTGACTTGGGAACTAGATTGTCTACGATATAGACTGCAACGTTTCCACTCTCGAAGAATGCAACCTTGTAAAGAAAGTCTGGAACTGGAACCTTGTTCTTGCCAATTACTTTGGGCGTCGCAGAGTAATGTGCACCAGTTACAACCCACTTGAAAGGAACGGAACGAATACGTTCTTCTAGATTTTTCCAAGCGACACGATTGACAGAAGGCAACTGCGGTGTCATGTTGGTCATAAAGAAAGTATCTGACATCTCGTTTGGATCATCAGCATTTGCTGCAGGAACCATGTGCCCACGGTCATAACCAGAGTTGGTATAGTCAGCAGGTGTTGGTGAGTCAGCGATGCGCTTATCAGCACGGAAGTCGTCAGTACGTGGAGTTTTCTTCAAACGTTCTTGTGCGATTTCGGTCGAAAAGATATTAGCATTGCGCTCATCATCATATACAATTGCGAAGAATGAGTTGCAGAGAACCTTAGTGTTTGGAACTACGATTTCCTTACCATTCGGATAGAACTGATCACATGGAGAAGCGAATGCTGTTCCTGGAATCAGGAATAATGCGAGAGCGATTAATGGTTTCATATGATAATTTTACTTTCTGGAACAACCAGACCTGAACCGTAGCGAGAATTATACTCGTTTAACATGCCAGTCTCTGGTTCAAAAACTGTGATAACTGCGCCAGAACGTAGAGGAACCATATCATCTTTTGCGTACGGGCAGAATGGTGCTAGACCTATACCGAATTGATTATTTGGATTCGGAATCATCATAATCTGCATAGGTTTCTTTAAAATAATAAGACCATCAATTGTCTCATCAATATCAGCGATAATTTCATCACCACTTAGTAGTTTCAAACATCTAATATTGCTCATGTATTCACTTTCATTGTTATTGGTGGGTGAGAATTAATCCCACCCACCAGATTTAAATTACTTTGTTTTACCTTCTGCTAAGAATTCGGCAGCTTGCGATGGATATTCAGTATCCTCATCAGTGATGTCGATTTTCTTTGCTTTCTTTTCTTCTGGAATAAATGCCTCAAGAAAGATCTTGAGCATACCATTGACCAGTGAAGAACTCTTTACTTCAACATTGTCGGCGAGAGTAAATTCGCGTTTGAATCCTCGCTCAGCAATTCCCTTGTAAAGATATTGCTCTGGATCAGGCGTTTCACAGTTTCCTTTGATGGACAACTTGCCTTCTTGCAATTCAATATCAATGTCCGACTTACCGAAACCAGCAACTGCCAGTTCGATTACGTAGCGATCTTCATCGACTTTCTTGATATTGTATGGGGGATATTTAATTGGCATCATTTGCGACGATTGATCAGCAATATCTGCTAATCTTTTCATGACGCGATCTGCGCCAACGAAATAACGGTCGAAGTCTGCCAAATTAGTTGTATTAAATTTCATAATTGTTCTCCTATTGTAGCGAGATTAAAAAAGAGTGGAGTCCGAAGCACTCCACCCTTTATTTATACTATACTTTTAGAAGAAAGTCAATTATTTTTTGCGACCAATGTTATATTTCTGAACAAGTTCCCACTCATTCTTTTCCTTGAACGCGATTACTTTAATCTGATTTAGTGGTGCTTTATCTTCATGAATCTCTGGATTTAGAATAGTAATTAATCCCCAATCCGAAAGAAGATGTGCTACCGTGTTTCGACGTTGTAAATCATTGTCACTAAAGTCTGCATCTTTACCATCCAAGGCAAAGAGTTCTTTAAAGTGCACGATGAAATATCTGCCCTGCTTGTGTAGAATGTGACATGATTGATAAAGAATCTTTTCTTTTCTTGATGCGACACCAATACGGGAAAGGGTCTCACGAACCTTCAAGAAGTCATCAGGATTCTTTAAGTTGACTTCCAGCGGTGCGTACCCTGGAAAGTCAATGTCAAAAAAATCTTCGCTCATTTTTTACCACCTTTAAACAATTTCTCTTTTATATATTTTTTTTGTTCTTCAGAGAGAATTGTGAGTGCTTGGCGAGCCTTGTCATTGCTGTAACCATAATACTCTTTCACCATCTCCACTTCGGCATCGTCCTCGATTTTGATCCATTTGTCAAAACGTTTTCTAGCGCGAATAGTATTTATAAGATACATGTTTTGCATGCTCTTATCGAGATGGG